CTATTAACGGAGTTGATAGTGTTGTATCCTTTGGTACTGATGATGAACTTCGTAGTTGTATAAAAGAATGGCAGCCTGATGTATTTGTTATTGGTAATGATTATATAGATAAACCAATTATAGGTGGGGCTTTAGCAAAAGAAATAAAGTTTTTTAAAAAAGTAGATGGTATAAGTACCTCAAAAATATTAGGAGATGAACCAAAAGTATAAAGTATTAGTTATAGGAGAAAGTTGTACGGATATTTTTATATATGGAACATCCGAAAGGAAATCACCAGAAGGTAAAGGGCCTGTATTTCTTCCACAAAACGAAACATACGGAGTTGGTATGGCTGCGAATGTTACAAACAATTTGGGAGCTATGGGTATTGATGTTGATATGTATTCTGATACCGGCAACATACTAAAATCACGTTATGTTAATAAAGATACAAATGAATTATATTTGAGAGTAGATGAAGGTGATGTAGTAGAACGGATTAAAATTTCAGAATTGCCCGATTTTAATAACTACAATGCAATAGTAATATCAGATTATTGCAAGGGGTTTTTAAGTGAAGAAGATATTAATACGATTGCATTAATACACCCGTTGGTTATTTTAGATACAAAAAAGAAATTGGGGGATTGGTGTAAAAACGTTACTTATATTAAAGTAAACCGATTAGAGTGGGAAGTTAGTAAAGATGTAATACGAGATAACGAATGGTTATTTGATAAGATTATATGTACACTTGATAAAACAGGAACAGCTCATAAACATACAACATACCCAGTTATACCAATAGAAAATGCTGATGTTAGTGGTGCGGGTGATACGTTTGTAGCCGGATTTGTGGCAAGGTATTTAGATTCCAATGATGTGGGTGAATCAATAAAATGGGGAAACTATTGTGCTGGTGAGGTTGTAAAAGAAAAGGGAGTTTCTGTGTTTAAAAATAAAAAATAATATACTTATATATACAAAACAATAAAACAAAAATTTATGGCAGGGTTAGACAACATACCGCAACAACAACAAATTACTATTGAAACTGCTAAAATTGCAGAAGATACGTTAAAATCAATTACTGATTTAAATCAAAAAATCAATTCTTTATTTATTGAATTTGGACAAATCTATATTCGTAAAAAAGAAATCACAGAAGAATTGATAAAAATGGATGATTTTTTAGAAAAAGGAGAAGACCAGTTTAAAATGTTAAATTCAGAATTAAGAGATGTTATTGATTCATTAGATGATAAATACCCACAAGGTAGAATCAATATACAAGATGGTACTATTCAATATCAACCAGGTGCACCAACTAGAAAGCAATTGGCTGAGCAACAACAGCAACAACAAAACCAACAAGCATAAGGTTGAAAGTTGTAAATTAATAATCCTCAATATTTATGTAGGAAGAAAACTATATGAAAGGATTAGAAAAATATTTGGTAGAAACAATATTGGGAGAAGCGGCTCAAATGGACAAAGTAGTTGTTGTCTATTCGGGTCGCTTTCAACCATTTCATAAGGGTCATTACGCAACGTATGATAACTTAGTAAAAAAATTCGGTAAGGATAATGTGTACATAGGGACATCCGATGTAACCGATAATAAAAAATCTCCATTTGGGTTTAAAGAAAAAAAAGCAATAATGATGAAGATGTTTGGTATTCCATCAAACAAAATTTTCAACGTAAGAAACCCATACGCTCCACAAGAAATACTTAATAAATTTGATTCAGATACTACTGGTTTTATAACTGTAGTAGGTGAAAAGGATTCTTCACGTTTAAGTGGTAAATATTTTACACCATATAAAGGTAAGGTAGAGCAGGGGTATTTAGATAAAGGATATGTGTACGCTTCACCAGCTCAACCAAACGCTATTAGTGGAACTGATGTACGTTATTGGTTAAGCAGTGGTAGTGAATCGGAACGAAAGAAAAACTTTACAAAAGCATATCCAAAATTTGATGACCAAATATTCAAATTAATTACTCTTAAGTTAAAGGGATTAAAAGAATGTATCAACGAAGAAATTAAACTAAACGTAAATATTGGTGATACTTTGTTGATGGGTAAGTTTAAAAATAAAAAAGTTGTTGTTAAATCAATTGGTAAAGATGAATGGGGAATGCCAACAATTAATGGTAAGAAAGCAGTAACATTTAGAATTCCAAAAAAAGAGGAATTAAAAGAAGCAGCATCTAATGCTGGAATGACAGCAGGTGATGAGCCTGATACTTCATTTGTATCGGATGGTCAAAGGAGAATATTAAATACAGCTAAACCTGAAAATTGGTATAAACAAGGTGGATATACACAAATCGATACTCCAAAAGCTGACGCTATGAGAGGTAGAGGTAAAACAAAAGATAATGAAACGCAATTCAGAAAAGCATATTACAAATTAAAGAATGTAGTTCAAAGTACATTAAATCCTGCCGATGACCCACATAAAGTTGAAGATTGGGAAGAAATATACAGAACAAATCCAGAGCAAAAACCTAAAAGATTTTGGGAACTTCCTAAAAACCAAAAAGATACAATAATTTCAAAAGAAGATATTAAAGAAATAGTTGAAGATTTTGATTCATTATTAGATGAGATGGGACTTGGTGGTGGAGCTGGTGTTGGTTTAAGTTTGCCGGGTGGATATATTAATGGTGCATCTGATTCTAAATATGTTAAGAAGCTAAAATCAAAATTGGATGGGGATGATAGTAAACAATACCAACCAGTGGATGAGAGTATATCACTATCTGATTTAGAAAAACAAAGAAACTTATTATATATTAAAGCATTTAAGATGATGCCAAAATCTCCCGCACAAATGAAAGTTAGAGCAGAGATAGATAAAATTACAAAACAAATACAAAAGTTACAAAAAGAAAATGTAAACGAAGTAACTGCATCTGAAGTGATAAAAGATTTGGATAAAGTAAAAACCGATTTACTTAAAAAGGTAGATGTATTGATTGCAAAAAAGAAAAAACTTTATTCTAATGTAGATATTGAATCACCAATGAGTGCAGATGAAAAACAATTAGATAAAGATATACAATCTATATTTTCACAAATACAACAATTAATTCTTCAGAAAAGAAGTTTGAAAAAAGAATCAGTAAACGAATCTCTTTTAGTTGAAGGTGGTGCGTATGGACATATGGCACATCCATTTGATATTGAAATGAATCTTACGTTTGGTGATTTAAAACAAATTGTAACAAACGCTCTTAATGGTGATTTAGAATTAGCAAGAGAGAAAACTGATGGACAAGCATTGGCAGTTAGTTGGGTAAATGGTAGGCTAGTTGCAGCTCGTAACAAATCACATCTAAAAAACAAAGGTGAGGGTGCTATGACAATAGGACAGGTAGCTGAGAAGTTTGCAAATCGAGGTGGATTAACGGATGCATATAACTTTGCTATGAGCGATTTATCAACAGCAATAGCAGCACTATCCGAACCCCAGCGTAAGAAGATATTTAAGGATGGTAGTTCGTTTATGAACTTGGAAGTAATATATCCAACCTCTGTAAATGTAATCCCTTACAATCAACCCCTGTTAGTATTTCATGGTACGTTTGATTATGATATAGATGGTACTATTGTAGGTGAAAACCAACAAGCCGCATCTATATTAGGTGGTATGATTAAGCAAGTAAATGCACATGTACAATCTAAGTACACAATACAAGGACCACCAATGAATAAGTTACCTAAATCAGAGGACTTATCTAAATTAAAAGGAAAGTATATTTCAATGATTGGAAAACTTCAATCTGAATTTGGATTATCTGATAGTGATGGCGTGGCTGATTATCATCAGGCTTGGTGGACTAATTTTGTAGAAAAAGGTGGTAAGAAATTAGATGCTCAAGAAAAAATAGGACTGGTTAAGAGATGGGCTTTTAACGATAAATCATTCCGTATCAATACAATACAAGACGTTAAATTAAGAGCATGGGCTGAAAAAACTGATAAACAGGACCAACAAAAGATATCAAAACAAAACCTAATGAGATTTGAGGAGATATTTTTGGGAGTTGGTGCAGATGTATTATCATTTATGAGTTCAGTACTTACAGCAAACCCTGATAGTGCCAAAAGACAAATGGTAGCACGTTTGGAATCTACAATTCAGCAAGTAAAAGCAAGTGGTGACCCTAAGAAGATTGCAAAATTGAAATTAGAGTTAGAACGATTAAACGCTTTAGGTGGATTTGATAAGATTGTACCAAACGAAGGTATAGTATTTGTATATGGTGGTAACACTTACAAACTAACTGGAGCATTCGCTCCACTAAATCAAATTTTAGGAATTTTCTTTGATAGCTAAACGTTTTCTGAATTTTGATATACTTATATATACAAATATATCGTAAGTAATATGGCAAAGGAATTCAATAAAAAGTTTATGCATCCAACTCGTAGAAAGTTGGTAGATATGGTATTAAGTGGTGGTGAATACGAAAAAAACACACAAATATCATTTTCAGGAGCAGATAAGGAGATTATAAAAAGAAACATTGGTGATAAGTGGACTGATGAAGATGGTAAGAGTTGGGAGCAGCATGCTGGAGGACGTATCCAAACATCAGAACTTGGTGATATAATGGCTGAAACTAGGGCTTATTTATCTCAATTGAATAGTTGTAAGGCTGATGATTGTAAAACAATTAAATTGGGTAGAGTAGATAAAAAGCTCGTATCTAAGACAGGATATTGTATAGTTTGTTTAGCTAAAAGAGAAACTCGTATCAAAATAGATGGGTTATGGGAAGCATACGAAGACTACAAAATATATAATAATATGATTGCATATGGTAAGGATATAGTATCACAATTCCAACAGGCTTACAACGATGCTAAGCAAACATATGAAGTTGTAAATGAAGATGGTACGATTGAAAAGTGGAGTATGGAAAGGGATGTAGAGGAACTCAAAGCTGAAATACTAACCGATATTACGCGTTTTGAAGATGAAATACAACAGGCAACCAAACTAAGAAACGAAGCTTGGGATAAACTAAAAGATAAAAATTACGATTTAGTTAAACCACCTATCGATTAATATGAGTACTGGTATAACACAAAAGAAATCTCTAAAAGAGATAGTAGCAGAAGAATACAAAAAGTGTGCGGTAGACCCGATTCACTTTATGAAAAAATATTGTATGATTCAGCATCCGGTGAGAGGTAAGATACCATTTCACCTTTTCCCATTTCAGGAAAAAACCTTAACTCAATTCAAAGATAACAGATTTAATATAGTTCTAAAATCACGTCAAACTGGTATCTCAACCTTATCGGCTGGATACGCACTTTGGAAAATGATATTTAATTCAGATTATAATGTATTGGTTATCGCAACAAAACAAGATGTTGCAAAGAACTTAGTAACTAAGGTAAGGGTAATGCATGAATTACTTCCAGGCTGGCTTAAAGGAGGTTCTTTGGAAGATAACAAACTTTCCCTTCGTTTAAATAATGGTTCTCAAATTAAAGCTATTGCTAGTTCTCCTGATGCAGGACGTTCGGAAGCCTTATCACTTCTTATATTTGATGAGGCCGCCTTCATTGATGATATCGATGAGATTTGGGTGGCAGCTCAATCAACACTATCAACGGGTGGAGCTTGTATAGCACTTTCTACTCCAAATGGTGTGGGTAATTGGTTTCACAAAACTTGGTTAAACGCCGAAGAAGGGACTAATCCATTCAATACAATTAAATTACATTGGACTTTACACCCTGAAAGAGGTGAAGCTTGGAGGGCAGAGCAAGAAAAACTATTGGGAGCAAAGAAAGCAGCCCAAGAGTGTGATTGTGACTTCGTATCTTCTGGTGATACTGTAATTGAACCTGAACTATTAATGTTCTATAAAGAATCATTTTGCCAAGACCCATTGGAAAAAACTGGGTTTGATGGTAACTTATGGAGATGGGAATACCCAACTGCAAATGGTTCTTATATGGTTATTGCGGACGTAGCCAGAGGAGATGGTTCAGATTATTCCGCAGCTCATGTTATGGAAATAAACACTTGTACACAGGTAGCAGAATATAAAGGTAAGGTTGATACAAAAGATTTTGGAAACTTCTTAGTTGAATTATCTACACAATATAACGATGCACTTCTTGTAATAGAGAATGCAAATATTGGTTGGGCTTGTATTCAGCAAGTAATTGATAGACAGTATAAAAACTTATTCTATATGAGTAAGGATTTAAAGTATGTGGATGTTGAAAACCAAATGAGAAATAAATACAGAGCAGATGAAAGACAGATGGTAGCTGGATTTTCAACCACATCTAAGACTAGACCCCTTATTATTTCTAAATTAGATGAATACTTTAGAGAAAAAGCTGTGACTGTTCGTTCCAATCGTTTAATAGATGAGTTATTTACTTTTATATTCAATAATGGTAGGGCTGAAGCAATGAAAAGTTATAATGATGACTTGGTAATGGCATTTTGTATTGGATTATGGGTAAGGGATACAGCACTTCGTTTAAAACAAGAAGGTATCGATTTAACAAAAAGGGCTATGGGAGGTATATCATCAAACATGCAGCATGCTGGTGTTTATGGTGGTAGTGGTAATGAAGATAATCCTTGGAAAATGCAAATTGGGGATACTATGGAAGATTTAACCCAATGGTTGTAGGGTTTTGATAAATTACCATATTTATGTTATATAATGTCAAAATAAAATAAAACCAAATGATTATATTAGCCAATATCGTAAAAGAAGATGAGTATGTAGACCAAGCATACGCTATAGGCGATACTCCTCAAGACAATCCAATTGATGATTATGATGAATTGGATGTTGAGCAAGAAGATATGGATGATTTTATTAACTTTTTAAAATCATACTCAAACGAACTAACCGAAGCTAATTGTCCTTGTGTATTCGAAGCAGAGTATCAGGGCAGAGAAGTAAAATTGGGTAAACCAATGCAGGGTGATGTTAAGAAATTTAAGGTATATGTTAAGAATCCAAAAACAGGTAAGGTAATTAAAGTAAATTTTGGACAAAAAGGAATGAAGATTAGAAAATCAAATCCATCTGCTAGAAAATCATTTAGAGCTAGAATGAATTGTGATAATCCCGGTCCAAGAACAAAAGCAAACTACTGGAGCTGTAGAAAATGGTAAAATAAATTATGGCAGAAGAACAACAAATAGACGATAGGAATTTCTTTGGTAGACTTAAAAAACTATTCTCAACCAATGCAATTGTAACGATTGATAAGGATGGTAAAAGAAAAGTTGTAGATACTGAAGACCGACAATATAATACAAACTTTGTAAACCTTAGAGATAGATACACTAAGTTACAAAGGTCTTATTATGAAACAAGCCAAGGTGCACAATCAATGGCATATCATCAAGTTCGTAGAGAACTTTTTAGAGATTATGATGCTATGGATAGTGACCCAATTATATCATCTGCATTAGATATATATGCTGATGAATCGACTACAAAGAATGAATATGGTGATGTAATTCAGATTAAATCTACAAATGAGAATGTAAGAGAAATGCTTCATAATTTATTTTATGATGTATTAAATATAGAATTCAACCTATGGCCTTGGGTTAGGAACTTAGTAAAATATGGTGATGCTTTCTTAGCATTAGAAATTGCAGAAGGTAAAGGAGTTATCAATTGTATGCCACATTCAATTTACAATGTAGAGAGATTGGAAGGTACTGACCCTAACAACCAAAACTACGTTAAGTATAAGGTAGAAATGGATAGGTTTGGTAAAAAAGAATATGAGCAATATGAAATGGCTCACTTTCGTATGTTATCCGATACAAACTTCCTACCATATGGTAAATCAATGGTAGAAGGTGCAAGAAGAATTTGGAAACAACTATCTCTTATGGAAGATGCGATGCTAATCCATCGTATTATGAGAGCACCTGAAAAAAGAATATTTAAAATTGATATTGGTAATATTCCACCGGTAGAAGTTGATAACTACATGCAAAAGATTATTAACAAAATGAAGAAAACTCCATTTGTTAATAAAGATACTGGTGATTACAACTTAAAATACAACATACAAAACCTTACTGAAGACTTTTTCTTACCCGTTCGTGGTAGTGATAGTGGTACAAATATTGAAAATTTGGCTGGATTAGAATATGCGGCCATTGAAGATATTGAGTACCTAAGAGGAAAATTATTTGCAGCATTAAGAGTACCAAAGGCTTACTTATCATATGATGAGAACGTAAATGGTAAAGCTACGTTGGCTGCAGAAGATGTTCGTTTTGCTAGAACTATCGAAAGAATTCAAAGAACAGTTGTTAGTGAATTAACTAAGATTGCAATCGTACACTTAGCATCACAAGGTATTGAAGACTCTGAAATGACAAACTTCGAATTAACCTTAACTAACGCTTCTACAATCTATGAGCAAGAAAAAGTTAATTTGTGGAGTGAAAAGGTAAGATTGGCATCTGATGCAAAAGCACTTAATATGTTATCATCGGATTGGTCATACCATAATATATTTGGATTATCTCAAGATGAGGTTGATATTGAGAGAGCAAAAGTAATCTTAGACCTTAAAGATAGATTTAGACATACATCAATCGAACAGCAAGGACAAGACCCAGCAAATCCACCACAACAACAAAATGTGGAGGAAGAAATTGGTAAACTTAAAACGGAAATAGAATTAAATAGAGGTGTCGGAAGGCCAAAAGAAGGTAATACATATGGTAAAGATAAGCATCCATATGGTAGAGACCCATTAGGCGATGGTGAAAATCATAAGGAACGAAAACGAGAAGATAGAACTACAAATGCTAACGCAAAAAAGTTAGCAAGAGAATATATTAACGGAATTTCAGCAAAAAAGAAGATTTTAAGTGAGAAATCCGATATGTTAGACGAAAAAAACCTATTAGATGACACTAAAATTTAATAAAGAAAAATTTGTTTATATTTATATGTGTTAGTTTATAAGGAAGATTAAATATAGGGTAATTAAATGAAAAAAATTAAAC